TCAACCAGCGCAACCAGCAGCACGCCGTGGGGTTGATAAATGGCAAAAGTCAGACTAGCAAGTGACGGTTCGGCGCTCTTTTGGTGTCCAGGATGTGATAGGGCTCATGGCGTGCGAGTGCGCGGCGAAAATCATCCTGTTTGGGGCTGGAACGGAAGTGTTGATGCGCCTACGTTCACTCCTTCGATTCTCATTCGTGGTGTTCAACCTCTCACGGATGCCGAAGCTGAGAGCGTATTCAACGGGGAAAATATCGAGCCTCGCCCGTTATATTGCCACTCGTTCGTGAATGATGGACGCATTCAGTTTCTCGACGATTGCACGCATTCGCTCAAGAGCCAAACGGTCGATATACCGGAGTGGGAAGATTGAGCGCATCCGTTCAAATCCCGGCTTGGAAGATCATGTATGGCGGCACTCAAGTCGCCGGCAACCTGCTTACCCATTCCCAACACGTCCACTACGACGAAGCTATCGGCGGCAAGGCGAACGTGCTGGAGATTCAGGTAGAGGATTCGGCACACGCGTGGGCAAACAATCCGCCGAATATCGGCACAGCGCTCAGCTTGTCCATCGGTTATCAAGGCCAATCTCTCGTGTCCTGCGGAAACTTCGAAGTGGACGAGTGGGAGGCAGAGGGACCGCCAGACACGTTCCTGATCCGGGCAATCCAGGCCGGGGTGACTCACGCCATCAGGACTCCCAAATCAGTGGCCTATGAGGGTCAATCCCTCATCTCGATAGCGAACACCATCGCCAACCAGTACGGTATGAGCGTGGACTCTTCGGCGGTGAGTCCCGATGTTCCCTACCAGCGCCTGACGCAACGCCTTGAGACAGACCTCGGATTCCTACATCGCATCGCCAACGCCCACAACTACGAGTTCACCATCCGCGGCGATCAACTCGTCTTTTACAGCCGGCCGCAACTCGACGCGCAGACTGGCGAGCTGACGATCTACAAGACTAATTCAACCCGCTTTCGCGTCCACCAGCAACACCATGGAGACAAGACCTATAAGAAAGCCGTGGTGATGTATTTCGACCCGCACTCGAAGAAGTTACTCCAAGCAACGGCCAACGCCGCCGCCACAGCCACCCAGAGCGTTGACTTAGGGCTTCAGGACACCCTACTAGTCCGGGAACGGATAGAGAACGCACAGCAAGCCACCCTGCGCGCACAAGCCCACCTCCACGCCGCCAATATGCACGTCCTGAAGGCTGAGGTCATCATTCCAGGCTCGATGGTCTACCGGGCCGGCAATCCAGTGATGCTGAGCGGCTTTGGTACGGCGCTCGATTCGATAAAATGGATCATCAACGAGGGCAAGCATCGGCTGGACCGGAACGGCTACAAGACTTCATTGGAACTCAGGACCACAATCGCAACGACCGGAGCCGGCGCCGGTACGCAGACGGTTTCGGACGATTACGGAGAATAGATGCCAGACTCAGTACGCGGACCATACACGGAGCAGTTCCACCCGCCTTACAGGACGGGCATCGTTGCGCAGATTGAGTCTGTGCCGCCCTATCGGGTGCGCGTGCAGTTCCCTGACCAAGCGAACGTGCTCTCGTGGTGGTTGCCTGTCCAGGTCCCAAAGACGCAGAATGACAAGTTCTTTTGGCAACCGGACATAGGCGAGCAAGTTTCGGTGGTCATGGATGAATGGGACGAAAACGGCATCGTGACCGGCAGTGTCCCGTCACAGGTGGACTCGGCGCCATCAGGACTCACTCCTTCAGACTTCTACATCCAGTTTGCAGATGGCACGATACTCCAATACAACCGCGTCACGTCTACGTTGAATGTGAGCATCTGCCCGGCTGGAACCGCAACAATTCAGACTGCCGATAACCTTTCGAGCGTGACAGTGGGCGACGATAGCGTCACCGTTGACTCTTCAGATGTGGGGCTAACGGCAGAGATTGGCGAGATTGACTTGACTGGAGAGGTCTACACTGACCAGAACCTACATGTTGGCTCTGGGGCAACCGGGACATTTAGCACGTCAACCGGGCAAGCTGTGACCGTGCAAGATGGAATAATCATCGACATTGAGTGAGGGAAAAATGAATACGGCCTACTTCCAATCGACGATCACCGAACTCAATAAAGCTGCGACGTACATCAACAAGTACACCGCATATGTGAACAAACAGATCACGAGCATCGAATCTCAACCATTGCCGAACGGTACGCTGGCGATTCCGGGAGTCCTATCGCCGTGCGGACAACTTGCTCTTTTGGCGGTACAGGTAACTGAGAAGTTTGCGAAAATATCATCGAAAACCACGCAGAACACAAACAAGGCCACTGCCGATATTGCCAAGATGCAATCCAACATCCTGACCGAGATGCAGATATTAGAGTCATTGATGATTGTTCCGACAGATCTTCCATCCGTTTTAACGTGGATACAGAAAGTCATCAACGCTTACGCGGGTCCATATGCCGCATACACTGGGCAACAACTTCAAATTGCGGAGCAGGAGGCTCTTTTAGTTGCTGCCGTGACAAGGCTGACGACGGCTATCGCAAATGCTACGCTTACATTGACTGAGGCCGTTGCGAATGCTCAGTCTAAACTGGGATGTGTGATCTAGATGGCAACGACTTTCCCATACGCGACCCTCACCAATATCCAGTCATCGAGCTGGGAGCTGATGCTTGACTCGACGGCGGGAGGCGGATCAGGATCAGGACTCGGAAAGGTCTGTCAAGCCCTCGGCGATGTTCACCAGACACTCCAGATCATCTTTGCCACGATTCCCGGCGAAGATCCATTTCGCCCCACGTTCGGATGTGATCTGACGCAGTTCCTTGACCGCCCGCTTACCGCTGCGATTCCGGCCATCATCGGCGCCATCTCCGCGGCTATTGCCGATTGGGAGCCACGCATCATCCTTGAGAGCGTCGATGTGGTAGCCAGCACAACGAACCTCGGGACTCTGACCGTGACGATCAACTGGAAGCCGAACATGGGATCGAGCAGTTCTACCACGACTACGATAGGCACAGAGAGCACAACAATATCTGTGGGGGGATCTTCTTAAATGCCGGTCATAATTCCAGCAAACGCGTTCCCATCAGCCACCGGCACCCCTCAGACGGTCCCTGTTGACCTGCCCATACCTTCATTCGTCAACGACTCAGACGGCTTGGATGCAACGCTGGTCCTGAACGACATGGTGGCGCTCTTCGAGTCATACACTGGCAGGACGCTGTATCCGGCCCAGGTCGAGCAGTTGCTTATCAACCTCTATGCCTACCGAGAGATTCTAGTCCGAAACGCGATTCAGTATTGTGGCCTTCAGAACCTGCTCGCTTTCGCTGTATACCCGATGCTGGACTACCTCGGCGAGTATCTGGACTGCACCAGGCTCCCCGCGCAGTACGCCACGACGACGCTACAGTTCACGCTCACCGCGGCGCAACTCACGCCAACGACGATCCCCGCTGGCACGCAGGTCGGGACTCAAGACGGCCTCAACATCTTCGCCACCACCTCCGCGCTCGCGATAGCCGCTGGACAGACGACAGGTACCGTGGCGGCGCAATGCACTACGGCAGGGCTCAGCGGCAATGGCTACCTCGCTGGGCAGGTCAGTGTCCTGATGGGCTCGTTTCCGCTCGTCTCTGCCGTCGCCAACACGACCACAACGGCCAATGGAACTGATGGAGAACCGGCCGGAACGACCGCGGGAGACAACCACTACAGGACACGCATCCAGGCAGCACCGAACAACCTCACGACGGCTGGTCCATCAGGACAGTACCGATCTCTCGCGCTTGACGTGAGTTCGACAATCGTCGACGCGCAGGTTCCGACAAATCCGACAACGCCGGGCACGGTGCAGGTCTACGTCCTGACAGGACCCGTAACGCAGCCGGCCGCATCCCCAAACAGTTCTGGCATCGCCTCGGGCACTCTTCTTTCCGCTGTTCAGTCGGCCCTCAGTGCTCAGACCGTGCGGCCTCTTTGCGACACCGTTCTAGTCTCCGCTGTGACCGAAGTTGATTACACCGTGACCGGAGCGATCACACTCTACGCCAACGCCAGTTACTCAACCATTGCTGCTGGTATCACTGCGGCGGCGCAGAATCTTGCTCTCACGATTGCTGCCAACATCGAGCAGGACATAGTCCTAAGCCAGTGGCAATCAGCCCTCAGCGTGTCTGGCGTCTACGACATGCAATTGACTCTTTCCGCAAACATCGGCGGGACACCACTCACTCCAACTTCGGACGGCAGTTTCTTGCTCGCCGCAGGGCAATGGGCGAACTGTACTTCCATCAACCTGACGATTGTCATGGGCACAAAAAACCAGCCAGTAAGCTAGTCCACAAGGAGACTTCAGCATGAAACGAATCGCCGCATTGCT